ATTATCTATCGACCAAAGACCTGGATCAATTACTAGATCTCCTGATGCAGCTTCACCCCATGCCACAAAGTCAGAAGTATTTGTAACTGTTGCACCGTCAGAGTGTGATGCAGCTGTTGTGCCTCTCGCTCCTCGCGTCACGCCTGTTAGTGTGCTGCCTGAGATTCCAGTATAAGATATTTCTTCTGATCCTATCTGTATGTGATTTGTACCCGTCGATGGAAAGTTAATGACGCTTGTTAAAACTATCGTTGTTGTGGAATCATTGATTGCTCCATTTAAAGTTGTAGTAAGTGCGTTGGCTACTGTACCACCGAACGTAGCTAGACCCCAACCAAACCCTGGTAGCTGTTCTGCTGGTCCTACAGGATAGTAGGTTTGAACTCTAATACCACCGGATGTTGTAGCACCTGATCCTGTCTCGTTAGACGGCATGGTAATTGTTATTGTTAAGTTTGTTGGCGCAGAAGTCACCATAAATTTATTGTCATCAAAATCTGATGCTGAGTAATTAGAATTTGTAATTGCTGTAAAGTTATCTAATAAGATTATGTCACCAGCGCTAAGACCATGTCCTGAAGAAAACGTTATAGTTACGATTGCAGATCCGTTAGTTGTGCTGAATGCATTAGTAAGTGTTGTCGTAGATTTAATTGGATGTATGTCATAGAACACACCACCTGAATAAGCATACAATATTCTGTTTGTGCCTATGATTGAAAACTTTTGACCACTTCTATTTACAATATGATGCATAGCTCTAGCTGCACCTGTTATTTTATTATTACCTAGTTGCTGCCAGCCACCTATTTTTTCAGGTGTGCCGTATCTAAATCTAACATTATCACCATCAACCCATTGGCCTTCCGCCTGAGTGTCTGTAAGTTGTTTATTAAAGCCTGGTAAGAACTGTACTTTTTGTAATGCCATAATGAACCATTATACTAATTTTTGGCTAAAAATATAGTCCATTCTAGCTTGGGAATCAAATCATTTAGGCTAATACGTTTTATCTTATTTTTCTTTATAAATGGAGTCAATTCTTCTAGGTCTAAAATTATCCATTGGTCTTTCATTTCTAAAACCATCTTATCTGCTTTTGTATCTATTCGTCCGCTTTGAGCAGGTGTGCCATCAGATAATTCAAACATATCTCTAACATCAAATTTGTAAAAAGCATTTTGACTTTTTAAAATACCTGCAATATTCCAAGAACATTTTTCTTTTGGATATTCTACAGCTGTAAGATATTCAGAAAATTTTTTAACGATCATTTAAATGTATATACCACAACTCTCCTAACACTGTTAATAGGAAAGTAATGATAGTGAAGAACACTGTCAAAAGAAATGGCCTTAAATTCTTCAGGTCTTACTATTTTAAAAGGCCTGCTTTTTTTATCTAGAATAACAGTCTCTCCCGAAGAGTTATTTAAATACAATAATAATTGCTTATGTTTATAGTCATGATCTACATGCGCAGGCACTCTATCTATTTTTCCATTATTAAAAGTTATGTTAATTGCACATCTAAATATCTCCTTTATTTTAAACTTTTGTTCTTTAGCAAAATTATAGAGTATGTCTTCAAACCACTTTTGATTAGGATTTTGATTATAGTAACCCTTATCTTTATTAATTATATGATGTATAAAATGATGACCTCCATCACCAACCTCCGCTGCATTTGGCGCCCAATACCAGGGTGTATTAGATTCTTTAGAACAAAACCAATTTAAAAAGTTTTTTTGTTCATCTGATAAAAATGTTTTGCTTTCTTTATAAAACATTATTTTTTATTAAATATTAATGTTAAAGTAAATCTGTAACTTGGCCCTGTTATGTTCTGTGCTCTAATCGTATGTGGTATTGATCCATCAAAAACAACAAGCTTGTTTGGTTCATACAATGATGTTTGTATTACTTCCGTTTTTGTTTGATTAAAAAATAAAGTCTCTCCCGCCCAGTCTTTTTGCCAAGTTGGATTTATATAATATACACAAGCAAATTGATCGGAATGTGTGTGAATAAAATTAGGGTCACAGGGTTTAGTTAGATTTACTACAACGAAAGCTAAATTATCTATTTTACAAAATTTTTTAAAACAAGTCTTATTAATATATTTTTTAAAAGATTTCAAAATACCAAGCTCCTCTACAGCATTTTTATTCCAATGACTTCCTAGACAAGGTTGTGTTCTTTTTTCAGGCTCTGCAGTATCGGCCCAACCGATTGTATAATTAGAATTTAAAGCTGCATCGTAAAGTCTATCTTGAAAGCCTGCTTTAAAAGCATTTGTAAATTTAAAAATTTTATTTTCCATCAAAAAAATTAAAGTTGATTACAAACCTGCCTTGTCTCGGGTCTGTATGTCTTACGACAGAATGTGGAGTATTCGCAGGCATGATTAACATTCTATTTGCTTTTGATTTAATAATCTTTTTTCCCACCTTAGTGCCTCCGTCATTTGTGTTTAAATAAAATACAGCAGTGCTTGCATGTTTATAAGTGTAGTCTGTGTGCGTTTCTTCTTCTTTAACACAAGGAAAAGTTAAATTAGCTTTCACTCTAACTAAACCAACAGCATGTAGTTTTCTTAAGATTGGATCTATAATATCCATTCTATCTGTATTTACTCTAGTTTTATTTCCATCATCTATTGTATAAAAAACGTGAGTTAGTTGAGACACACCATCCCAACTATAGCTTGAACTTTTTTGATAAAACCAAGGAAAGTTTGGACTCATCATAATATCTTTAATTGCATTAAAGTTTCTCTTATCTAAAAAATTATCTATTACTTTCATTTACAAACCTAAATTTAATATTACCTGCTATCGTTTCATTATTAGAATTTTTATGTACACCATGCTTTACAAAACTTGGAAAAATTACCATCTGATTATTTCTACATTCTAATTTATACATTGATTCGAATATATTACCTACATTAAAAGATGCAATGAGATCTCTGTACGGAGATAAAAAATAAGTTTCGCTTTCCTTTACATTCTTGTAGATAATAAAACTAAAAGTAGAAAAAGGATGTATGTGAGGCTCTTGGTAATCATCTTTGTTATATTTATTAGTCCATATATTTGTTAAACCTATTTCGTAATTTCTGTACTTTCTATCTAAAGATTTTACTATACAATCCATTAAATATTTTAGTGAACTTTCTGTAAGTGTGTTTTTATGAGCGAAAGATGATACCGTTTTACTAATCCAATCTTTTGTAACCGTAATTTTTTGTTCTTTAAATTTAATTTTTTTAGCATCTATGTTGGATACAAATATTGGTGTTTCAAATAAATTACTTATCATATTAAAAATAGTTTATGTTTATAGTGCATCTTAAATTTTGATCAGTGCATGTTGTGCTGTGATGTTCATAGTAAGAATTAAAATGCAATACTCTGTTTGCTTTGCTTTCAACTTTCATATCTTCGTTTTTTAAATATGTGTATCCATCATTGTCGTTCACAAAAAACAAAGCGCTTTTACATTTAAAGTCTTGATCGGTGTGTAACCCATGTCTGACTATCTTGTGTGTTCTAGGATAAAAGTTAACCTTAATTCTTACTAAAGCTTTCACTTTTAAATAATTTAAAATTGGAGCAATAGTTTCACCAAGATCACTAAGCCATCCTTTCGGGTAAGTATAAATATCATGAATGTGATAATAACATCCTAAAGAACCATCCTCCGCAAAAGCGACTTCGTTAGCATAAAACATGGGCACACCATGACTACTAAGTAATCTATCTTGTATTTTTTTAAGTTCTCTAGTATTTAAAACGTTATCTTTTATTCTAATCATGTTAATCAAAAAATAATACAATTACGTATCTAGTATCAAAAGTAAAATCGTGCATGGCTGCGTGATGCCTGTTTCCATTATATACAACTAATCTGTTTGGATAAGCTCCTATTTGTATGTCTGGATATTTATCCCAACTGTTTTCAAAAAAAGCAGTGCCTCCATCCACTGTTTGATCGAAACAAAAAACTCCTGCGTAGCCATGAGCATCTTTGTGTGTAAGTCCATACTTTGTGTTTGTTTTTGATTTTAACAATTCACTGGTTAATATCTTACGCACAACAACAAATAATTTTTTTGGCTCTCTATCGAACGCCTTAGTTAGTGCTTTTAAAAATATAGAATAAAAAGTTTTATCCTCTGCTTCGTAACAAGGATAGGCTTGATATCTATTACCATAGAAAGTATTTTCTGGCTGGTAAGTTTCTTTGTACTTTAATTTTGTAATATTCTTTTTTACATAATTAAAATCTTTGTTATTTAAAAAATTTGGTTTTATGTAGAAACCACCATCTTTTAAATCTGATAAGTAAAATTTTGTCATCACATTTTTAAGAAACAGTTAAGTGTTAATCTACCGTCTTCTATATCCTTTCCATGATTATTTAATGACCTATGCCACAAGTTAGCGTTAAATAAAAACGCTCTGTTTTGAACAAAACCCACCGTTGTTGTTGGTTGTTTATTTTCGTCGTAGAGCACAGTGCCAGAACTTAAATTTGTTTTTGAAAGATAAATCATCAGTGTGTGAGTTGTTCCATCACCAGAATCTTTATGAACCCAGTCATCTTTATCATCTTTATCTAATCTTAAATTAACGGTTGCATCACAATATACAGTGCCTTGTCCCATTCTAAATTTTGTAAAAAACTCTTTCAATATTAAGTTATAAAGAAAAGGATTATGATCTATCAAAGCTTGGCTTCTCTTACCTGGCCATGCTTCATAATCCATTTTTGATTTTTTAAATTTCTTGTTGTATTCGGGTAAAGAATATAAAGGTATCTCTTTAAATTTATTTTCAATAAATCTAAAATTATCAAAAAAATTATCTACTATTATAGCGTCCATCTATCTCCATTTTGGTCCACCTACAAATATTGC